TAATAATGATAATAGCAGATCTGAGTTTTATAAATTTGTAGAATTTAGTAAAGATAAATAGGAACTTTATCATACTAATAGTATGAATATTTTTATTACCAATGAGGATCCCGTGTTAGCAGCACGGGATCTTTGTGATAAGCACGTACGATCCAAGATGCAAATTGAAGGTGCTATTATGCTAGCACATGCTTTTCCGCAGGAAGTACTCAACCATCCATCAACGCCTAAAACGAAATCAGGTCGATCGCGTAAATCGGGGAAAGGATACTTTAAACATCAATGCTCTATTTGGGCACGGGAGTCTAAAGATAACTTTATGTGGCTGGTAAATCATACTCTTGAACAATTTAATGAGAGAATGTTTAGGTGGCCTGATTCTGCGGAGCATTTTACTAAGGATTTTATAGTATGGTGCAGTAAGAACCTACACAATACTATTATTGAAAAAAAATCACTAACACCATTTGCTGTAGCAATAGGTAGTGATTGTATTTGCCGCGAGGTAATATCTGACTTTGATAGTCTACCTGTAGTAGATCAATATAGAAATTATATTATCTACGATAAAAACTTTGCCTCCTGGACGAAAAGAGAGCTTCCTACTTGGTATAGTCAATCTCTATTTGATCGTCAGCAATATGCTTTGAATTTACATCAATTAAAGCATCAAGCTGCTTAATAAAGTCTTTACCGATAAGCACCTTATATTCGTTTTGTGATCTATTACCTATACTAAACGGTATATTGTCAAACTCTGTACCTGCAAATTTCATTCGAAAAGTTACAACTGGTCTTTCTTCAACATGACCGGCTCCTACATTTATACTGATCGTATCATGTACGTCTTTTATAATTCTTTTACCGTTTATGGTAGTGAAGGTTACCTTGTTACCTTGTTTAGTAATGTCTTCACCGTGTAATACATTATAGGCTCCGTTTCCAGAATCTACCTTAGCCTCTAGTGAACCTATACCAGAGAGCTCTATATTTTCGATAAGACCAATGACGGTAGCTTCGAAGAATTTTCTAAAAGTTTTCATTAGTGACAATCTGAACAACCACCACAAGTGCAGCCAGCAGCTGCATAAGGACACTCTTCGTTATTTTCATATCCGGCATCATACATAGACCCTTCTTTGCTATCGCAGCCACACTCAGTTTTACCTTCATGTTGCTGATATTCTAACCAGTGATATACTGAGGAAATGTAATCGGAAGCTCTAGTTATTTTTGCAGCAATCCAGCCTTCAAGCCCTGGCATTTGACTTACCATTTCTTTAAGTTTTGGTGCATATTCTGCGACCTTATGAAGTTCAGCGCATGCCATTTCAATCTCACTATCATCGTGCTCATGGCCATGCTCTGTATCTGGTTCTGCACCTGGTAGATCCATAGTAACTATTACAGGCTTGCCGTTAATCTCTGACCCTGCTTGAGGGTCATTAAGATGCATTTCGCTTATTAGCTTATATACATTGGCTAAGCCATCTTGATCTTGTTTCTTGAACATATTATTATTTAATACGGCTTCTAATATTTTCGTATGTTTTTTGCTTTAGATCATCACTAACTGTATTAGACATGCCCTTTTTAAATTCCTCTAAGTTACCATCAGTAGCTAGCTGTCTAAGCTTAGAAGCACTCATACCCTCTACACCTTCAGAGTCTGGATCTCTTTCACCCGCTGACACGAAGCTATAGCTGTTAAAATTAAAAGGAATTACACCCTTTTTATCAGGCTTGCCGTTATATGTCTCCACTAGTTTTTCAAACTCAGGTATGCGATCACTACCTGCAACATGAATAATTTTTGTAAAGCCTTCCTGTTGAAGAAATTGTAGTAAAGATATAAATGTTTTTCCCTGATCAACTATACGAACACCTTTGCTCATATCTTTCAGAATTTCCTCTTTCTCATTATATGATAGAGGGTTTTTTATTTTATCTTGTGAGTGAGATGGTGCTATAATGCCTTCAGCGTTATTTTTAAGTGCTGTGTCTTTTATAACGTCTATCAGCTTTTGATGACCTATGGTAGGTGGGTTATACCTACCGTAAGCTATAACTGCTACTCTATCTTCAACTTGTTCAGCGAGATACTGTTTAAATGTTTTCATTAGCTGTTTGTTGTACTGTTCCAGGTTTACCGGTACCGAAATTAGCAGCGCTAAATTCTTGTCTGTTGACCATCTTTGTTATATCTGCACCTTGATCGCTAACCTTAGATAGCGCAAATCCTTCCGGAGCTGTTGTTTGCCATACTCCTGGTGATTCTTCTAAATAGGTACCTAAAAGATCATTTTTCGTTATTTCATTAAAGATCTTAACTAAATTGTTTTTAAGATTAGCGACAATTTTTGTTATCTCAAAGGCATTTTTAATAGAAGACCTTAACCCCTTCAATTCAGAGATAGCTTTTTTCATCTCCTCTTGTTTTTTGAGTTTTCCTTTCTCGCTTGTAAGCTTTTCAATTTCTTTTGCAAAGCGATTTGTCATATAAATGATAAATTCATTAGCAGACATTGCTGTATCTTCTAAAAATCTACCTGAACGTATTTCAGTATTAATATATGTCTTAAGCATACCTGCGTAGTCATCCAACCCACTGAAGTCAACTTTATCAGATAATCTTAAAACCAAGTTACGCTTATTTTTTACATCCTTTAACAGTAGTTTACTAAATTTGGTTTGGCTATTTTTAGGTTTATTAGCGAGGACATTAAACACGAATACGGTCTTTGAAGGAGAGACCTCTGACGGTGAAGTTGTATATTTTTTGATTTTTAAAATGCCATTTTGTATCATATATTCAATATGAATAGCTACCCCTATCTTTGCGTTTAAAATCTCTGTACCGTATGGGCTATCGGGTGAAACAGCATATTTTATAGTGTTAGGTGTAAAGGTAATAAATCTATTTTCATTTTTTACACCATCTATTAGTTTAGGAGTTTCGAATTGTTTGATTCTACTATCAAACATATAATCCATTTGATATATACCCTTAAGATTTAACGAAGGCAGGTATCTTAGAGCTAGAGTAAGTTTTTCTACCAATCCTGGTGCATGCCCGTGATTTCTTTTAATATCTTCTTCAGTATAATTAATCTTTGGATTCTTTGCAAACGCTGATTTACTTGCTACAAAAAATCTATTGTTTGTATCGATACCGGCAACTATAGCTGGGCTTCCATCAAATTTAGTACTTATGACGTAGTCTGACTCATCAACAAAATACGCTATGGAGGCTTCTATTTGATCTAGAGCCTCAATAACACCTTGTTTGCCCTTATTAAGAATATTTTCTTCAAGGTGATCGATATGCTTAACTGCTCCGTCGATTGCATCGAAGAACTCTAGCATTAACTGATAGTGTTGTTTAAATGTTTTCATTGTTTAGGGGTAACTTGTAAGGAGAATCCAAATCCATCTATTCTGGGGGATGTACGCCATTTGCTAGATATACCCTGTAGTCTGTTGTAGAGTTCAGCTAAGTTGTTGATATCTTTTAAATTTATAAACTGTAGCCATATACCATTAGGTACTTTATCGTTAAAGGCTATCATCGAATCAAATTTTTGTGCTGTTTTATACGCGAGAAGTTGCACTATACCCGCTATTTTCATAATAGTACTTAAATTCGGAAGCCATCCTTTATTCTTTAAGTAGTTATAGTCAGCGATTACGGCTGTTTTTATTTGAGGTTGTGATATTAAATTTAATATTTCTGTTTTATAATCCTCTATACCAGCTAAAATACCTATCGTATACGCTATACTCTGTAATAGCTGTGTCTCGTCTTTATAGTCTTCTTTAACTAGCTGCTCTAAAACTTTCTTAGGCTCTATCTTTTTACTCTTAAATAAGCGACCGTTAAATCCTTTAATTTCTATATCTTCACTACCAACTCTTAGATCTCCTTTTTCTGGTTTACTTCCATTACAAAAGAAAGCTAAAAATAATTCTCCAGTACCAGCTCTACCCATGACAGTAGCAGCCGGTAGAGCAGACCACGCATCACTAAAGTATTGATTATATACATCTACTTCTCCGTATGTCTGCTTTAAAAAGTCATCAAGCATTATACCTGAGTTTTCAGATACACATTTAAGAATGAAGCTCTCACTAGCTGCTAACTTTTGAGTGTCTAATGTAAAACCACCTTCAGTTACGTAGCTTTGAAAGCTGTTTAAATTTTCTGGAGTATTGCCATTATTTTTAGTAAGAATTTCAGAGGTTACTTTACGTAACTCAACAGAATCTAAAGAACCTAGCTTGATATACTTTGAAAGAGTATTGTCATAAAAATCATTATCAATGTTACCAATTAAAGTATAATCTTCACCATCTTTTTTATACAAAGATACTTCCTCACCTAATACTTTCAATCTATCAGGTAGTGGTACTGTCTGATTTTTTATTTGATTGCTGTAAATATTTTCTAAATTCCAGTTATGCATTGCTTAAATTATCTTCTACTTCTTTATCTTCTAGTGATTGACTTAAAACGTTTTGAATAGCTTCAACAATTTTCTCAGGATCAACATCAGCAAATTCATTTACAATGGGCTTAATTATCATAAGCTCATCCTCAGTCGGTGAATGATTAAGAGCTTTAATAATTAATTCTTTGTATAACGGAAAGATTTCTTCTAAATTTAAATTATTACCCTCACCCTCTTCCTGTTCTTTTTCAGCTTGCTTTGTTAGACCTTTAAGAGGTGCTGATTCTTCTGCTTGCGGTTCAGTTGCATCGGCTGGTTGTTCTATTAGCAACATGTAATTAGCTAATAGGCTGAATGTTTTTGATTCGACTTTTAAACTGCTATCAAGAGCTATAATTTTTTTTATCTCATCTACTACCTTAGCGATAGGCACATTTACCATTTTTTTAATTGCTTCAATCTTACTAGCAATATATTTCTGCTGACTACTACTAAATACAGTAGGGTTAAAAATAAAAGCGTTTGTAAGAATCTTAATTATATATTTTTCATTTTCATCTAGACCAGGTACAACGTTATCCGGTACCTGTTCTTCGAGTACATTAAGATATTTTGCAAAAATTTTATTTGTTTTATGCATAAACAAATTAGTATTGAGCTGCTGATTGTACCTTTTTGTTAAAATCGTCTGCAAATTTTAAAGCTGCATCCGCCATCTTCCTCTTAGCCATCTGCATCTTACGAGCTGAAGAGCTTGTTAGTTGTTTACCGAACTCTTGATCGGGTAAATTTGCTATAGCTGTCATAGCTGATATAGCGTTACTAGGATCTTCTGCTTCTTCTTCTGAACTTTTGTTTACAACTTTCTTTACTTCAAGCTCAACCACGCGACCATCAGTGAGTTCTACATATAATATATCCTTAAAGGTGGGAGCTTTTACTTTAATATCACAGTCCATTAACATACGCTGAAGGTGTCTTTTTGCTGCTGTTTTGATATCAATATCACTCTCAGGAGTATTATCCTCTACGATATTTAAAAATTTGCTCATAAACATATTTATTTAAAAAGCGCTAATTTATTAGGAGCTTGCTTAAAGTAAACAGTTGTCAGATAGGTTAGCTCGTACTTTTTTATATATTTTAAAAAAGATTTAAAAAAATTATCACTCTTTTCTGCTTTAAATACTTCCATTTTTTTAAGAACTTCACATATTATATCAAGCTGCTCATTATTATAATCCTTCTTATCTATAAAAAATAACGGAGTTAGTATTTTACACTCCTTTTTAAGATTACAAACCTCTAAAATTATATTATTAATAATAATTTTTTTTATATCAATATTGTTCAAGTCGTAGTCAATATTGTATTCTATTGCTTTTTTTCTTGAATTGAGTATAGCCTTATTAATAGAGCTATTAAGGTTTATAGTTCTTTGGCTTTGACACTCTGAGATTAATGATTCCGTTATAATAGTCATCCCGTAGCAACACTTCCTCGTCAAATTGAATTTTAGCTTCTCTATATGCTAGTGCAAATTTTGAATCGCAAAGCTCTATAATTTCAAATTTAAAGCTACCCTTACCATACTTAATTATATCTTCATTAAGTTCGCGAGAAGAAGATGTATAAGTCTTCCAGTCAGTCTCGATTATCTCATACCTTTTATTTTTTTTACCTTTTAGTGGTCGTCTTTTAAGTATAGACTTACATTGTTTTTTTCCAATATACTTTTTTCCGGTAGTTAAGCAGGTTATTTTATATAAGAAACCATAAGGTATATTACCTTCTTCAATTATAAGACTAGTATTCCAGTGACCTAAATCCATTACTTTTTAGATTTTTTTCTTTTTTTACGTTTTAATTTACCCGCTCTGGTATACACTGCACCACCCTTCGGCATTCTAGCATCACCAGGAGCATAAAAATCTGAGCCGGATATGCTATTCGGTGAAAATCCTCCACTGCTACCACCTAGAGCTGCACCTGCAGTCATACTTTCATAAAAATATTGTTTAAATGTTACAGTTGATTTCACTTCAATAAGTATTTATAATAATTCTGTGGAATTGCTAAGAAGATATAAAGAAGAAATCGGAACTGACTTACTAATTACCGATTTTAATATTAAAGATATACAATTAAAGTTACCCTCTCGTAAACATTTTTGGGCAGCACGTCTAATTGATGCAAAAATAACACTACAAGCTCTTCATAAAAAGAAAAAGAACCTTAAAAAAATACTCGTTACGAAGATTATAGCTGAAGCTCCTGTTAAATTAACACAACAAACTGCAGAAATTGCCGCGGAATCTACAGATGAACTAACGGTTATAGCAGATTCTATAAAAGAATATGAATTTATTGTAGAGTATCTCGAGAAAGTAGAAAAAATTATGTCAGGAATGGGATATGATATCAAAAATATAATTGAGATACAAAAGCTTGAACAATTATGATAGTATTTGACTATGCCAAACCCAGTCGTAAGTTAATTATTAAGTGTGAAGATAAGGATGTCTTTGCAAACTTAAGAGAGCATTTTAGTGTTGAAGATAAAAACTCAGCATTTATGCAAAGAAAGTTTAGATCTAGAGGTATTAAGCTTTCATCACGTAAGTATGTAATTACACCCACTGGTCTCTGCGATCTAGGCCTATATTGGGATGTTCGACGCTTTCTTATTACAAATCAAATAACAGAAAATGTAACAATTACCGATAAGTTAAAGGATGCTCTTACTATAGGTTCATCAAATCCAATATATAACAACTTTACTCTTGAGCTAAGAGACTATCAAACAGAAGTTATACAAAAAGCTATTAAAAACGGCTGGGGTACGTGCGTTTTAGGTACAGGAGCAGGAAAAACGCTCACTACAGCTGCGCTAATCGAAAATTATTATCGTAACTCCTCAAACAAAGATACATTTAAGTGCCTAATGGTAGTTCCAGACCTGGGTCTAGTGCAGCAAACATATGATGAGTTTCTAAACTGCGGTATAACATTTAAAGTCACTAGATGGACAGGTAACAATAAACCAGATTTAACTTCTAATGTTATTATTTGTAATATACAAATACTTCAATCTCAATTTGAGTATAATGACTGGGTGAAGTATGTGGATCTGTTAATAATTGACGAGTGTCATAAGATAAAGCCCTCTAATAAAATTAGTAAAGTAATTAATACTATTAAAACAGGCAATAGATA